CGCGCCATCTGCTGCGCCGCCTGAGTGTCAGCTTGCCGCTGCCGCTCCTGCGTCTGAAACAGCCGCTCTGCCTCGCGCGCTTTGCGCTCTTCGTCTGCGATGTTCCGTTCGCGGATATCTTGCTGGCCGGTCAGATACTGGTTTGCCATCTCTGGCACGCCGCCTTGAAGCGCGCCCATGCCCATGCGCAAGCGCACCTCTGGAGGGATGGCCATAAAATTGGAAAAGCCGCGCTTTGCGATGTTGGCAATTCCGCCGAAGAGGCCGGGGCGTTGTTGTTGCATCATCATAACCCCGCGTTCAAATCAGCTAGCTGACGACCGGCCAATGTCGTACCCAGCATCCGGGCGGCACTACCCATGCCGCCCATGCCGCCCATCACCGCACCAAGCGGGTTGCCGAATAGCGTTGACGCCATCATCGCACCGCCAAGGATCGTACCCAGCGGATCACTCGTGCGCGTCGACTGGGTGCTGGTGCCTTGCGTGCTTCCGGTCGCGAATGTTTGGCCCAGCGGATTGACCAGCGCCTGATATCGCGCCAGGTCTTGCCAGGGCAGCAACTGGCCCTGCTCGAAGCGCTGCCGCTCGGCATCAATCATTCGCTGCGCCTGCTCGTCGCGCGTGCCGCCGACCGCGAGCTGGTCAGCAAACGGCTGCCGGCCCACGTTGTACAGCTGACCCAGCATGCCAGCGCCCTGCAACCCCAGCGCGCGATTGCTGCGGCTTGCGTCGCTCAACAGCCCGCCCGCCTGTAGCTGGCGGGCCGCGTCCTGCTGGAATATGTCCGCATTCATCCCCTGCGCCTGCAGGCCGCGCGCGAGATCTGCCTGCTGCAGGCCGGCCAGCTGGCCGCCCGCCTGCAACGCCGCCGTGCGGTCTGCCGCGGCGATGTCCGCGTTCGCCAGCTGCGCCTGCATCATGCGTGCAGCATTGGCCTGCGCTTGCTCGGCGCTCATGCCCTGCGCCTGCAGCTCGCGGGCCATGTTTGCCTGCGCGATGTCGGCATTCATCCCTTGAGCCTGCAAGTTGCGTGCAGCATTGGCTTGCGCAATATCCGCATTAATCCCTTGCGCTTGCAGCGCCCGCGCGGCATTGGCCTGCGCCACGTCTGCGCCCATGCCCTGCGCCTGCAGACTGCGCGCAAGGTCCGTCTGCTGCAGGCCGGCCAATTGACTGCCAGCCTGCACGGCTGCAGCCCGATCTGCCGCCGCCAGGTCGGCGTTGATACCTTGCGCCTGCAGCGCCCGCGCCGCATTGGCTTGCGCGACGTCAGCAGACATGCCCTGAGCCTGCAGCGCGCGCGCAAGGTCCGCCTGCTGAAATTGTCCCAGCGCTTGAGCGGCGCCCATGCGCCGGCCCTGCGTAGCCTCGTAGGCTCCTCCGTAGATCTGCGTTGCCAGATCTCCCAAGCCTTGTTGCAGCAGGTCTTGGTGAGCGCCGGACCCAGGCATTCCCGCCTGCGCCATTGTCGCGATAATCTGATTGCGGACGCGATTGCTCGCGCGGTCAAAAGTCCTGTCCAAATAAGGGTTTTCGACGTCCTGATTTGCGAACATGCTCAAGACGTCCATGCCCGCAGTTGTCTGGCCCGGCGTAAAATTTGCCGTGACCGGCGCAACGCCAATACGTCCAGTGTACTGATTGGCCTGCCCGCCGCGGTTAATTAGGTCCAGGCCCGCAGTGGTCTGGCCCGGAGCGAAATTAGCGAGCACATCCTGCGCCGTGACATTGGGCGCCACATCGCGCGCCGCAATGTCGGTCGGCACGGCGCCAACGCCGAAACGCATATTGGTCTCGGCAGGGGTGATCGCGATTGGATTTGCCTGCGCGGCGCGGTTAATGAGATCAAGGCCCGCAGTGGTCTGGCCGCCTGCGATCTGGCCAGCGAGCGGGTTGCCTGGCCCGTAAGCCGCGCGCAGCATCGCCATCGCGCCTGGGTCGCGGCCCGTCATTGCCTGCTGCACGGCCCGGTAGCCCAGATCCAAGCCCGGCACGCCTTGCTGGGCGTAGCCCATCAGGCCGCGCAGACCGCTTTCGGTCTCCGCGCCAAATGGCGCGACCAGTGGGCCTTGGTATTGCTGGGTGGGGGTGTTCAGCAGCGCTTGCGCGCGCGGCGCCATGTCCTGCATGTACGGCTGCAGCCAGTCAGCGACGCCGCGCTGTTCTTGCCGGTTCTCAACCGTCGTGGTTTTTTGCTTGCGACTCAAGGTCTCTCTCCAGCACAATAGCAGTCTGCCGCCAGTGCCGTAGGACGCGCGACCACCCGCGCCGACCAGTTAGCATCATCCTAACGCAGCCGCGCGCCCTTGCATAGTCTGCCACGACCGGCTCTAGGTGCAGCCACAGGCCGGTATTCTCCCCGCCCATCAGCACGACTTGCAGCACGGGGCCGCTCGCAGGGGCGCGGTCGATCTCGGTGACGAATACCGCCTCCAGACCGTCTGGCCCGACAACAGCCCACAGCACCCACTGTCCGGTGTCGATCAGTTCAGCCACTTGGGGCAGGGTATACTGCCCGCGCGAGTATTGAAGCGCGCGGTCTAACAGCGGCGCAACAACTTGCGCCACGCCAGGTCCGCGCAGCTTGGCGGGCTCGATCACGCCTATACGGTAGGCCGGCGGCGGGGCGTGCGATCCGTCCATCAGCCTGCCCACATGTAGCGGAAAGTCACGTCATTGTGCGAGATATTGTGGTGCGCGATTGTGAACGACCCATTGGCCACGGCGCTGATATAAACTTTGTCGATATCCTTTGCGGCGTTGGCCGTCATGGGGCTCAAGCACACCGTGCTGTCCTCGCTCACGTATTGCTGGGTTACCACCGTGGATGTCGTCCCATGCGCCAGAGTGACCACGCCATACGCGTCTGTCCGCCCCTCGATGACGCGATTGAGGCTGTCAGCCACGCGTCTCGGCGTATCACCGTGAGGAGGTATTTTCTGGCTCATCTCTGCCCCGCCGGTTCGCCCGTGAGCGTCACGCCAAACGCCTGCGTCCAACTTGATCCCGCCGGGATCACCACGCGCGGGCGAAACTGCCTCCCAGACGCACGCACCGGCACGCGCCCGGACGCCTGCTGCGAGACTGCTGCCCGGAACGTGTATGCGTCACCGACACGCTCCCGCGCGCCGATAGCGATTGTCGCGGCTGTCGTGTCAGCATTGGGTACCGCCTCGCGCACCAGCAGTCGCTGGCCAGCCGTCAGGTCAGACGGCTCAATTACGGCCTCGAGATTAGATCCGGTAAACAGCCCCATAGCATTGCTCGTCGTAAACCCAGCTAAACTGATCGACCCGCCCAGCCACGTTGGGTCGTCTAGGCTGATCGTCATCACATCGATCCCGCTCGTGTAGATTGCATCAAGCCCTTCCAGGGTCTGACCCTTGCCCAGCACGGAATATATGAGGTGCGCGCTCTGGCGCGCGTACGCCCAGCGATCCGCCGTCCAATTATACACGATCACGCTATCCGGCTGGCCGGTCGGGCTCTGCCGGCTTGCGTATGCCCAAGCAACAATTTGGTTCTCCGGATCGACCGCCGCGCTCATGCGGTCGTAATACTCTGGCGCGTGGTCAGCCGCAAACCAACGGTCTACTTTTCCAGCGCCAATTGCCCGCGAAGACGTGCCGTCAAACACGTAAAATCCGTCCTCGGACAAATAGAAAAACAACCCGCCCAACTGAGCAATGCTGTTTGCCGTCACCGGTCCGCGACCGCGCTCGATCACGTCAATATTCATAATCGTCGGCGGCCCGACGTAGACAATCCGCCGGATCGCCTGCTCCTGGAACACGTACAGCACGTCGGCGTATCCAAGGCCTCTGATCAACCCGCCGTCCGGGAATGTGATTTGATCGGCCTGATTTGTGCCAACCGTCCACACTGTCGGGTCACTGACCGATGACCAGCGCACCTGCATGGCGCTTGCGTTGGTGTTAGCGCAAACGAGAAATTCGCCAAACGAGCTGACGAAGCGCGCATTGGGCGGCGACCCGCCCAGATTGGCGAAATTCGCGCCCGCGCTCATTGTAGTTGTTTGGATCGCGTTGCTGTAATTTGTCGCGATCATTCTGTCTTTATACGGCGCAAATCTCCAGCGGTTGCTATCGCTGGCGGTGTACGTTGCGCCGCTGCGCGCCGTCCATGCCGTGGTAGACGTCAGCTCATACAGATCCGTGGCGGTGCCTGCGTAGACCCGCACGACGCCGTCTTTGTCACGGGTCGCGGCGGCGCCGATCACCCGCCCCGCAAGCGCATTGGTTGTCGCCCGCAGGCCAGGAAACGGCTGATATCCTACTGTAGCTGGCAGCACGTTGCGCGCCTCGCGCAGATGCGGATCCGTCCAGGCCGGGTTATCCGGCAGCCAACTGCCAAACGGGTGGATCATCGTTACCATCAGATCACCGTCGTCGGGATAGACTGCAGCGCCGCGCCTGACTGCCTCGCGCGCCTGTCCGCCCGGTTGAGCGCCGACACGCCCCCGGCAAACAGCGCCGCCTCGCGCGCAGACCGCTCGGGGTCTGCAATAAAGTTAGCGGCCTCCATCAGGGCGCCGTGCAGCCAGACATGAGGCGCGTTGACGAGCACCCAATCCTCGTCCGTGTCGGCGCTTAACGGAGGGAACGTCACGTAATAGACTGCGTCCACCGTGGTGTTATCTGTCGTCTGCACGCGCACAGTATTGCCTTGGATCGTGTAGTAGGCCGGCGTTGCCGGAGCCTCGTAACTGTCTGCGTAGGACCAAAACGATTGCGCCGGCAGAAATCGCAGTTGTGGACCGTGCTGGCCGGTCCAGCGCAGAGACAGAAACTCCAGCCACCGCGCCGGCATTGCGCCTGCTCCAGCGGTGATTGCAATCTGCCCGGTCGTGATCATTGGGCCAATACGTAGCGGCTCTAATCCGATTGTGGCATCGCCGCGAAATGCTTTTGCGCGCGACAGGGCAATAAAGTCGGGAATGACGCTGGTGAGGTCCGACCGTTCCAGCCAATTGCCTACTGCCGTGCGAAGGTCCGCATACGTTGCGATCGTCATAGCGTCCAGTCCGCCGTTCTGAGGTGCCGAAACTCATTGCTGTTCAGCTTGCGCTT